AGAACGTATCGTCGTAATCACGCCCAGACCAGGCTCCCCAATATGTGCTCTTGAGGTTTCTTGGAGACCCCCAGGTGCTAACTTGGCGTAGAGGTACTGATGGGTTGACGAGAACCAGGGTATCTGGTCCTGCGCCGCCCATGTAAGCGATTAGCTGACTATCGTCTTCTGCGTGCCCAGCCTCTCCAAGAGAAACTGAGCCGCTGCCGACTGCCATGGTTAGGACTGCTGCCTTGGCCGCGCCGGCTGGTGTCACAAGATTGGAAGACCAACCTCGGGATCCACTAACAACTCCGACATCGCGGTATTTGGGCGGACCCCAGACACCGAATGGTAGCCAGCGTGTTTCGCCAGCGCCGGCTGCGACTGACTCGTCCATTACGACTCGAATATAGTTTGAGCGATTATCAAATTCGCCATACTCAACGTTGCGCTTGTTCGCGGCATCGTAGACTTCATATCTATCTCCGATTTGAGCGGCAATGTAATTTTCAGAAGCCGGATTCAGACTAAGATTGTCCCAGCGTTCAAGAATTGCTGGGCGATTATCTGTATCGCTAATAGATCTCACTAGGACTGAGAATGTTCCGTACTTTTCATAGTCTCCGGAAGCTGCCTTAATGTTTGATATTGAAATCTTCACTTCTCTTTGCGTAGATGATCCAGCAGTTATGGATTCTAGTCGGAAAAGAGGCTGTTGGTTACGAGCGTAGTAAGTAGAGTAATCGGCGCTTAAGTCTTGAGAAATAAACCAGCCTGTCGAACCTCTGATGGCAGCGCCCTCGAAATCATTTTGCTGCTTATCAAGAGCTTCGGTTGGCTCAGCCATTGGCAATATGGCAGCATAAATGTTGCCGGAACCAAGAGCGGTGCTGAGAACTCCGATAGAGCTACTGCCCGAGGCAGATAAGGAGTACTCAAAGCTTTCGCCTAGCCAGTAGTTGCCGCCCTGCCAATAAGTCTGGGCGGAGGTTTCTGTAATATTGCTATTAGTAATCGTTGGATTAGTGTTGAGAGCCTTACGAATGAAGTTATCTTTCGAAGGGTCGAGACTCACCGTAACGGCCTTGTCTGTGCTGCCGGCGCTGCCAGTGAATACTAGTTTTATAGTGTCCTGATCCGTGATCAAACGTAAAGAGCTTCCCGCAAGCCCAAGGTTGCCTGGCTGGACTGTTGACTCTGTATCAGCACGGGTGCCAGAAAGGAGTACGCGTCCGGTGGGCATATAAATTTGAGCAGCGATCGCGCCCGAGAGTGGACCGCCTTCAACCGAGGCAGAAGGCCAGACACACAAAGCATAGACGCCGCCGCCTGCTTCCGTTGCTCCGGCAGTGCCGACTTTCCAACCAGCTTTTCCAGCAGCACTTGCGTCTGATGACTCATCGCCCAAAACCCTCATGAAGGTAAGGGGTCCATTATTCTTAAGCCACGCTTGGGCAGCGTATGCTGCGTAGGTGGGCGCGCTAAGGCTTCCATCACGCCAAACATCCGTGTTATCGTTGCCAGGAACAGGGTTGCCAAATGTCTGAACGAAATCAGCAAATGAGTCAACTATGACAGGCTTGTTCGCTGGTCCTTTACTGGATCTTCCGATAACTAGAGGGCCAGCCTCTGTCAGAGTTGCGGGTATCTGGGAATTGTCGATTTCATCAACGAATACACCAGGGGAAATAAACTTAAACTTTCTTGTGGGATTGTCAGCCATCGAAAATTCTTCTCCTCTTTATAAACAGACTTTATCTATTGTCAGGCGCGGTCGGAACACTTTATATGCCAAACGCTATTAATAAATAGTAGCTCCCTAGCCGAAACTCCCATTATCATTAGCGCCGATATTTATCTTTTCTGCCGGCATTAAAATTGGGTTTATCACCTACTACTACTTTTTCGCGACCTATCGTAACTTGGGCGGCTGATTCTCTAGTGGTGACTGCTGGGGTTTCTTGGTTTTTGTCTGCGCCGATGATGTGCCCCAAAACCTTTATGGTAATGGTTGACTTAAACACTCGCTCTTCAGTATCGAGTCCGGCATTGTTTCCCTCGTTAGAGACAGATTGATCCACAAAGGCCTCATATCTGTTTCCATTATGTTCTATAGAGAAAACTGCGGGGGTAGAAAAGTTAGAAAGCAAAGGAGAGACCATCTCATTCATCTGCTGCTGGTAGTTAGAAATCATCTTAATCTCATACGTGATTTCTAGGAAAGTTGGGGTAGGAATATACAGACTCTCATACACAATCTTCTTGTTTTCAAAGGGGAAGGTGCTATACGTTGAGTTGGTCTTATCACCGAAGCGCTTAATAGAAGTAGCATTAGCAAAGTTACGTGTTTTGTCTTGCTTAACTTGGCGCATTATAGAAATCGCGCCGCCTTTCTTATAAAATTCAAAATAAGGTGGGATATAGACTCCATAGCGCCCCTTGTTTGATGGATTTTTTAAGATGTCCCGGCGAACTAAGGAAATGAGTGGATAATCCAACATACGTCCATCTGGTCGAAGGTTTGGATCATTCTTTATCTGGTAGGCACGCTCCGGGAGAGCATAGATAATCGGAACTTTCCGGAAACCTTCGTTTGTTTCGCAGGATATGTTTAAGCCTTCATCTAAATATTTATATAGGGCATAATCAATGTCCTCTATCGTCGAAGGGTTTAGCGGATAGTCTGCCCTAAGGTCTACATTCACAGGAGTACGTTTTGGCATTAGCTAATTCTCCGGTTATGCCCGCCCATGGGCTTACCTGGCGTAAAGACTCCGGGTCGTATCTGCTTACAGACTGCTGTCACCTCCAGGGAAGTCTGATCAGCAAATTCATGATCCTGTCCGAAGAGATATCGAGGCTCAAATATATCCACTATCTCAAAGAACATCTGGTCATACTGTACAAAGTCTCCAAGACGAGCAAAAAGGTTCTGATCTTTTACTAATCGGCGTTTATGCATATGAACAGTAATATTATAAACATTATCAAATCCATATTCTTGCTGAGTGCGTGTAGAATCAGTGTACTCTATTAAAGAATATACTCTAACTGGTGGTAGAAAGCTTTTATTGAGAGCTTCGCCATAAAGCGGGTGAAAGTTTGTCATATCTCTATCGATAGGGAAATAGAGGATCTGTTGTCCAATAATCTTCTCAATGACTTCATCATTGATCTGTTTAACAAAGTCTCGTTCAGCTTTTCCGACAAAAAGCGGCGGGGGCGGCTGTGATGGTTGTGTCCAGCGGTTTTGGGCCATTTATTTATCCCACATAAATTCCGGTTGGTATTTTAGTAACGACATCATTGATGTTGTTCTGCATCTGGGCATCTTTCTCGCTCAGTGCTGCGTATACCATCTCGTCTAGGACAGTCTTTAACTCATCTCGTAAATTAGTTTGCTCTTCTTTCGCTTCCGAAACTAGTGCGCTGCCATTTAGAGTAATGTCATTTCCTGGAATGGGGATTGACGCGAGCTTAGACCTTACTTGCCCGAGAGTCTCTTTAGACAAAGAAAGGGCGAATCGGCGGATCCATTGTTTGCCAATGCTATTGACGTTTTTGTACGGAACATTAGGGAAGGGCAGGGTATTCATGTTATTGACGCCTTGCGCTCCATACTTGCGATCATCCTCTTCTGTAAATGCTTCAAGAGCAGGTTTAAACTCAACCCACATCTTGTCTGGATACTGTCCGTCTGGTTTCGGAAAGATTCTTAGCTGATTATTATTAATTCGGAAAGAATAATGAGAAGCTCGGACATGCATATCCTCCTCAAAGGCATATGCCTGCAAGACGTTCTGCCAAGCAGGGACAAGCTGAAAATTACTATCATCAGCATACATCCCATAAGTTGATAAGTTTCCGACTGCTCCGATGGAATAGCCTCCGAAGAAGTTCCACATAGCTATTGGGCTCTTATAATATACTCGTTGAACTGTTATAGCTTTTTTCCCCACCTGATCATAGAAAGGAGATGAAGAAGCCAATGATGCACTATAGATTAAATCTTGTAGGTCGTAATCTTGCTGATCCTGGACAATGTTGAAAGAAGCCGAATAGATGGTTGTGTTCGCGCCGATGCCTACGTGAGTACTCATCCCCTTGCCAACTGTTGTTATATACCCTAGTCGAAAAGCCGGGAACTTAAGGTTTGGTTTGCTAGTGAGTCCGCCAGATCCCGAATAGTCAGTAAATTCGCCATCTTGGTTAAAAGATCCTGTGGTGTTCCCTAGCAATTCAGACAAGACGTTCTTAGCCTGATGGGTATTAATTAGATATGAGTATTCTAGGCAAGCCTCCTCATAAGCATTATATACATTATTGGGCGTGATCTCTAAATCTAAGACATTTCCCCCAAGTTTGTTATAGGTATAAGCTACCTGATCCACTGCACCGCTTATAAATGCGTCTGTAGTATAAATACCATACGCCAAGGCCGAGACAACGCTTCCGTGAGTTCCGGTTGCCGGGAGAACAACTGCGCTGACCGTGCTTTGGGGTTGAAGATTAGTGGGCATTAGATTTCCTCATTATTTAACTAAGTAGTTTTTCATTTCACTAAAAATTGGAAAAGGTAAAAAAGAACCCCGCCACTAGGACGAGGTTCTTTCGTTATTATTCAATGAACAATAACAGCCAATATTCACCTAGGCGAATCTAGCCTTACTGACCAGGCTGTACAAGATCCTGTACAATTACTAGCCCGTACATATCAGGACGCACCATCTTCTTGGCATAGCGAGTCATCACGCCCTTGCGGGGCACGAAATCTTCGGGTCCAAAGATAGTGGGTGTGACCTGTAGTGGTACATAAGGAGCATACACATATCCGCTCTCTAGGAAGCTAGAGCCCTTGCGTCCAACCAAAATTAGGTTACGAACGAAGTAGGGATCAACGTGAATGTCCATCTTGCGGCTGATAGAGCCAACCTTCTGGGCACCCCAGCTACCATTCTCGTCATCAACAGATGCGCTTGCGCGGAATCCACTGGTGAACTCAAGAACGTTAGCAACCTCGGGAGAGCAAACTAGGAAGTTAGCGCCGCCACGAAGCGTCTTGCGGTGAATGCGAGCACTCACTTCATTGACAGTCTCTAGAAGGGTCTCATACCATTCAGAAACATTACCTGTGAAGTCAGGATAGGTTGAGCCGGTGGAGACCTTTCCTGAATCACGATCTACGAACTTACCGGGGCTACGGCTCCAGTGAAGTGTTCCGGCAGTTGCGCCGGCAACTAGATCAGCAAGAATCTCTTGATCAATTTCAAGAGCAATCTGCTCAGACAAAATGCTGGTAAGCTCAACTTCGGCGTCGAGGTTATGGTAAGCATTCAAATCCTGAGCAAGCTCGGGGCTCCACTTAGCCTTAAGCTTCTTGGTGATCGCTGTGACAGCAACGCTGTCCACCTTGATATCGATCTCTGGGATCGATGTGGTGTTCTCTAGTCCCCACGGAGTAGCTCCGCGAACAGATCCTAGTCCGCCACCTGTCTGGAATACATCCACGATTGGGAAGTAAGCCTTACCAGAAGCGGTCATAGCCGTCATAAGGGCGGTGGCGGCTGTTCCACCATCGGTAGAAACGGCAACTAGATAAATTTCACCAGAAGATGACATAGATGTCAAGTGGCGAACCTGGAAGTCATGGTCGGCATCGGCGGTAAGCGCACCGCGGCCATTATTTCCGCTTAGAACCAAAGCAGGCAAATCCTTCTGATTGAAGTTGCTAAGATCCGACATGGTAATCGAACCAACCGCGTAGGTACTGGTACCTGAAACGAAAATAGGATCGTTCCGAAGGGATTTCAACGCTTGGTTTGTTCCGTTGCCCTGCGACGTGCCGTCACCGAACGTACCTGAAACAATCTTAGTGATAGAAGCAGCAACGAGGCTAAATGAACCTGTTGGAGATGAGAAGCCATTATTCAAGCCGTAAAAGCTTTGATCAAGGCTCGCACCTGCGAGATTCACACCATCAATGATACCGCTACCTGTAACACCACCGCCATACAGCGATGTGTCCGAGGCCTGGGCAAGGCGCGACTTGGTGCCGTCTGCGCCGACCATGGCGCTGTCTCCGCTAAACAAGAAGTCTAGGAAGAAAATGAGTCCGCTTGGGAGGCTCATTGGTTGTACGGATACAAGATCCTGGGCCAATAGATTGCCGAATACGCGGCGAACGATTGGAAATGCAACTGCGGCAAAGCCATCTACATCACCAGCAGCCATTGTGCTGGTTTCTTTAAGAAGCTGGGCAGCCTGGTTCTCAAGTAGGCGAGACATACTACCACGAGTATTCTCATCTAGTCCCTCAAGAAGTCCAGTCTTTTCCCACTTCCCTAGAAGTGCTTCACCCTCGTTGGCAAGAGAGCGTGCTCTGATGCCTTCTGTTAGGGTTTCGATTACAGACATTATTTTTTTTCTCCTCTTTGAAAATTAGTCTTTTGTCATACCTGCGAGCTTTGCCCAACGGTTGTAAGCTGGCGCTTGTTCAGTGGTTTCTTCCGGCTGATTGCCAGCCAAAATGACAGAAGAGCGTCGAGTGACTACTTCAGACAATGATTGAGGTTTCTGCCGAGGGGCAGAAGACGCCATTGTCTTTTGAAGGGTCTCAAAGACCATCTTCGCATCTGATACCGAACTTGCATTTCCGACTAACTCAGCAATTTTGGTTTTTTGCTGCTCATTCAAAGAGGGGTCGCAATGGACACGGTTCGCGTAAAATAGCCTAGCGTTTTGTAGGCTAACTTCTTGTAACTTATTCTTAGCTTGTTCTAAAAGAGACCGGAGCTTGTGATTATCCTTCTTCAAGGATTCATTCTTAGCCATGGTTCTTTCATATTCTTCTAAATCATCTTTATCCATTCCGTCGGAATAGATAGTTTGTTCTTTTTTGGCGGTGGAACGAGGGGTTTCATCAGTCTCTACCTCGTCCGGGTGATTAGCTGCCTCATTCGCTGATCGTTCTAATTCTACTTCAGGGACATCCACTAGCAACATCTCTTTAAAGACCTTCACGAGTTCTTCTTCGCTGATATCAATTTCATCGTCACGGTTGCCAGGGGCCTGGAAGTCTTCCACATCTACTTCGGCATCAATAGACTCTTCTGCGCTGGGCTCATCAGCCTTAACGGCGTCCAAGATATCATCAAGTTTGACTTCGACATAATCATCTTCATCGTGTCCCGGCACATGTGCCATAGGTACTTGTTCCATGGTGGTAGAGCTAACTTCTGCTTCGCCGGCGTCGGCGGGGTCGCCCATCATGGGATCAGCAGCAGGATCAATACCCATCTCTTCATCTTGTTCTAAAAGTTTACTAACAGCGGCTTTGACCTCGGTCGAGTACTTCTCAACCACGGAAGCTTCAGCACTTTTTATGGCAGCTTCGCGCAATTTAGTGGCATCGACGATGGCCTGTTCCAACATGTTTGACATAAGGGAGTCCTCTCCGGTGACAAATCTATATCAATTTAAATAGTTTATCACCACGGTA